TACATCCTTAATGTTTGCATCTGTTTGCCAAACACTAGATGTACTGCCTAATCTATTTGAATCGAATCCAAATGTTGCTGTTGTATCTGCTAGTGTTGGTCCGCCTGCGTACTCTGTGTGCCACACTATACCTAGCTCAGCACTTAGCATTTGCTGTGCTAGTTCACTGTCCTTTGGTAAAGCATAAGCAAGAGTATTAGGCTTAAAATATATTAAGGCTTCACCATCGTGATTCATTTCTTTGATGTCACCTTTTTGAAACATCAAGTCGCCTTGTGCAACTGTGTCCCATTTTAATTTGCTTAAATGTTTTAAACAATTTTTTAATTTGATTCGTAAACCACTGCCGTCTTTGTCGCCTCTGTCTGCGTGGTACTTGTCGATGTCTTCTTCAGTAAAGTTTAGTTTTGCTTTTCCTGCAAACACACCTTTAGTGCCTACAAAAAATTTGCCAGTTGCCGGATCTTTACCTGCTACGATTGCAGGTGAACCGTCCCACTTAACAGTCATATCAAATGCACCTTTTGCGTTACCTTCTAACATTTGATGCAAACTATACAAGTAATCTACTGCTTCTTTGGCTCCTTGATATCCTTTGTTAAAGATATTATCTTCAAGGTGTTCCATGTGAGTGTTCTTGCCGTCTGCTTCTAACAACAAGCTCTCATTGATTACTCTAGTTACTAGAGGTTTTGATATCTCTATAAAACGCATTTAGATGCCTGCTAATTTTTTCATTTCTGACATTTGTACAACATCAGTTGGTATTAGCATAACATGTGATGTTACACTTTCTGAAATTAATACTTCGTATCCTATATCTGCCCAAGTAAGTCCTGCATGTTCTAGTATAGCACACATGTGTTCGTATGCTTCTGCTCTCATGCTTCTTGCCATTTTAACAAAAGTTGCGTATGCTTGTGGATCTGATTTTGCTAATCCACCTTTCTTCATTACTGGAGCTGCCGCTTGTATAAATTTATCTGCATCGTATCCTTTACTTTTTAGTTCACTTAATTTAGCAACTAATGCTTTTGCAGATGCTAAGTCACCTTGTAGTGTCTTAGACTGTAACATTTTTAACTCTGCTGTAGTAGGACCTGGTACTGCTTTAGGAGCACCTTGTGCTGGCTGTTGTCCTTGTGGTTGTGCTGGCTGTTCACCTGCTTGTGGTTGTGCTGGTTGTCCTGGTTGTGCTGGTTGCTCTGGTGTTCCTGGTTCCTCTGGTGTTCCTGGTTCTGCTTGTTGTCCGCCACCGGACTTACCAAACATTCCACCAATTGCTGCTCCTACTACGCCTGCTGCTTTCTTTCCTAAACTTGCTTTAGGATCTGATCTTGTTTTTTGTGCTAAGCCTGGTGTTTTACCTGATACCCAATCTTTTGCTCTTTGTATTAAACCAGGATTCTTTAATGCAGTACCGTCACCGTTTCTGCCATACTTTGCCATTAAGTCTTGTTGCATTGCACCTTGTGCAGATCTACCTTGTGGGTCTTTCCAGCCTGTGCCGTCAAATGTAAACTTAATGCCATTAATTGTTTCTGACTTGCCTACTTTCAATTCTGGTAAATTTGAATCTTCTGCATCGCCATCTTGTGCTTGTTGTACACCTTTGCCTATTGCGCCACTACCACCTGCAGAACCCCCTGTAGGACCGCTTGTAGTGCCCTGTGCGCCTGTTTGTTGTCCTCCGGCACCTTGTGCACCACCTTGAGGTTGATCAGGCTGTGTGCCGCCCTGTGGTTGTTCTGGTTGCCCACCCTGTGGTTGTTCTGGTTGTTCTGGTTGTTCACCTTGTGGTTGTTCTGGTTGTTCACCTTGTGGTTGCTCTGGTTGTTCGCCTTCTGGCTCTTCTTCTGGTGCTACTGCTTCTACACCAGCCGCTTTAAATGCCGCATCAACTTCTTCTTTTGTTGCACCTGCATTCTTTTGCAAGAATTTAGCAACATCATCTGACTCTGTTGGTGATTTAGCCGCTGTATAATCTGCTTGTAATTTCTCAGGATCTATTGCACCTTGCATACCTGTTATTGCTGCTATCTTATTTGTAAATGCTTTTACTGGAGCACTGTTAAGAATTGGCTTGATAACAGTATTAACTGCGGCAGTACCAACTGCTTTGGCTGCTTGTCCTACTTTGCCTACTGCTGACTTATATGCACCACCAACTTTTTTAGCAATGCCACCTAAATCTGGTGCTTCGCTCATTGTTTGTTCTATGTTTTCGATTAATTTATGCTCTTGTAAATGCTCCATGCCTTCAATAATAACTTTATTATCTTTAACATGTTTGTTGTACCATTCCAGCATAACAAATACTGCTACTTCTTCACCTACTTGTTCAACTAATGCATCAAAGTCTTCGCCAACTTCTTCTGATAATACATTTTTCCACTCAGGATGTACAAAACTTTGAGTCAAGTTGTCTGCTACATCACCACCTACTTCGCTTTTTGCTGCTGCACCAACTGATGCTGCAATTTGATTTCTAAATTCTCCAGCTTCTGCGGAAAATAATCCATCCATGCCGCCGCCATTGGCTGCAACAATTTGATTGTATTCTGCAAATTCTTGTGGATCCATTAGCACACCCATTGATGAACCAAAGCCTTCTGCCTTCATTACAAGTTTGCCGTCTGTGATTTCAGCACTTCGTGCCATCATAGATTCGTATTTGTCTGCATACTCAGGACCAACATTCATTCTTCCTAAGAGTTCTTCGGTTGCTGTAGGCTGAGCTGAGAATAATTCATCTGCTAACGCATCTTCATCAGCATTTAGGTTATCAATAAACGAATCAATTTCGTCCATGCTCATTCCTGCGTCTTGTCCTGCACTTGCTAAGTCAACTTCTTGAGCTGGGAAAGATGTTGACATTAAGTTTTCATCACCTTCTATTGGTACATCTCCAAATCCACTTAGTATATTACCTGCAAGTCCTGCAATAGCACCTTTGGCTGCGCCTACGGCTGCTGTTTTAGCAATGTCTGCTACAGTTCCACCTGCGGCTGCTTTGATAGCACTGTCTACTACTGTTCTAAATATTGCTGTTGTTCCTATAATACCAAGTACTGCTGGTCCACCTGCTCCTGCGACACCCATTCCAATAGTGATAACTGTCATCATCAAGCCTTTGAATGCTGCAATGTCTTCATCATTTTCAATTGACTGAGCACCTTTTTGGATAGCGGCAACAACTGCTGATGCATTTTTGCCTGCAGGGTCTGGTAATTTTGCAACCATTACTTTTAATCTTTCAATAGGTACTGCGTTACCTACTTTAGATAGTATTGCTTTAAGTTTGGGATTACCAGTTATTTTTGCAAATAATGGTGTTAGTTGAAGTTGAGCTTTCTTTGCTAGTTGAGCAGTGTTTCCACCTTCGCCACGATTAGTAACTAAGCTCTGAAATACACCTTGTATTTGCTCTGGCGCAAGTGCTGCCTCGTTGAGTTTAGTTAACTCTCTAACTATTGTATTTAAATCTTCTCTAACAGAAACAGGCAGTTCTTGCCAGGCTTCGTTTATCTTAATATTTTCTGTTATTAGATCAATATCTTTACGAATTAGATTCATTCTTTTCTTCCCGTTGGCTCTCTTTAATAACTTTTTTTATGCCTCGGGAGAATTTGGAAGAATCTTTAGCACGAATGCTATTGACTATACGATTGGTTAAATCCTTTGCTTGATCTTCGCTGTAATGTGCTTCGATTCGTTCAATTAAATGTATTACACTTTCAATAAGGTGTTCGCCACGGTTTTCAACCGCATGATTTCTGTCTCTGTCTACAGAAATAAGATTTAATTCTTCTATTATACTGCGAGTTTTACGCACATTACGCTCCTGTTAATAGGCTTAACACTATTTATCAATTAGAAGTCGTCATTCTTGCGTAAAAAGTCGACCATATTAAGTGCTTGTCCTACTGTGTCCTGTGTTTCAGGTTCATCTGCTTTAATACTACTGTTTCTTTTTAGTTGATCAACTAAACTGTTAGTACTCATTGTTAGAGAATCTTCATCACCTTCTTCTAAATCTTCAATTCTTAATGTATCTGTATCAAATTTTAAATCAACTTTGCTACCAACACCTGCACTACTACGAGTTTTCATAAATTGTATTTGATATCTACCTCGTTCTCGCATAGCATTACTTGTAAATATACCAATAACATTATCTGCTGTATTAACTTTACTGATACCACCTGCAATATGACTGTGATCATATTCTACTTCTTCTACAGCACTTCTTCCTAACTGCGATGCTGTTGCATGTAGTATATCACGCTCTACTGCTAAGTTACGCAACTCTTCAGATATGTATTTGTCTTTAACAAACAAGTTTTCTGCTGATATTTTAGCACTAATAGGCATCATTAAATCTAAGTAGTCAACTAATAAACAGTCTATTTTCTCACCACATTCAATTTCATATTCTCGTAAAAATACTCTAACATCATTTGCATTTACACCACTTGGCATTTGCTTAACTCTGAGATTACCAGCGCCTTTTGCTTTCATACGCACTCGCAAATCAACATCGTCAATGTTTTTCATAACATCTCTTGTGCCATAACCACTAACCATTGCATCTAAACGCATACTAATAAGTTGTTCACTTAGCTCTAAACTGATATAGACTACATTTAGTCCAGCCATTACCCAATTAACTGCTAAGTTCTGTAAGAATAAACTTTTACCACCACCACTTGGAGCAGCAAATATATTAATCTCGCCTCTGTTCATGCCACCATATAACTTTTGATCAATACCTTTCCAACCTGTGCTAGTTGCACCTGCTTGTTGCTTGATCCATTCAAGCCTTTCTTTAGGATTTTCAAAATAATCTAAGCCTAGATCTTTTACAAGACCAGTTTGTACTGCCGCTTTAATTTTATTTTCTACTGTGCCGTAGTCTTGTTTTTCAAGTAAGTCTGTGCTTTCAATGATTGCTGCTTCAAGTGCCTTGTGTCTACAAAATGTTTCAAACTCACGCAAGAACCAGTTGTGA